ACCCACGCACAGAGACTGATGAAGTTGGTTGAGAAGGCTTGCGTTGCTCATTACGAAAACTGGTCAAAGTTCCATCAATGGGAGCGTGAGGCTTTTCGTAAGCATATGCAGGTAACTGTCGAAGCCATCCTCAACGAAGAGAGTGAGGGTTGGGATTTGAAGTTTCGTATTTATCATGCCAGTGACTGTGCAAAAAACAACATGCCGGCCACGCCTAATGGCGACTGCAATTGTGGTGCTTTGCCGGATGCCGTACCAAAAAATTTTGAGGAATGGCCCGGTCCTTCAGATCACGATGATTGGCGCGATTACGGATACGAGCGTGGCTGGAATGCATACCGAGATGCGCTACTAGCCGCCCCAACCCGTTCGGCTGATGGAGGTGAGAAATGAACACTTGGCCCGGCGCGTTCAAGCATGCGATGGACCCGAATCAGTATGAATCGTGGAACGGAGAGAACTATCCAGGCACGCGTCAGCTTTGCGTTCAGTGCGATTTACCGACAGGTCGTTGCGAAGAAGATTCTATTTATCGTGATGAGCTCGGTCCGCTGTGCGAGGACTGCCGCGATGCATGCGATGAGGAAAATCCATGACCACAAACTACACCGACGAACAGATTGATCGGGCTGTTGATGCCTTTGAGAAATATTGCCCTTCAGCTAAATCCATTTATTTAAAGGGAGGCATACGCGCCGCCCTCGCCACCCTCACCCCTTCCAGCCTTGGGAGTGGAGATGCGGTTTCTTGTGCCGTTCTTTATGAGCAGCTAACCCCACTTGCAAACAAAGATTGCCGTGATTGTGATGGCCGAGGCGTGTACTACGGAAACGTTTGTGTATGCGGCTGCGTTACTAGTCGAATTCCGGTTAAAAGCTGCGTACCTAGCGCTCCGATCGATAGCGAATGTCTTTCTTGCGGCCAGTTAATTGGTTACTGCGATTGCAACGATGAAGACGCCGCCCTAGCCAAAGGAAACGAGCATGAGTGACTTCGCAATGACGCTCTTACTTTTGTTGTCGGCGCACGCTTTGGCTGATTATCCTCTGCAGGGTGATTTCCTTGCACTAAATAAGTCGCGCACTGGGCCTAATTACGTTCCTTGGTGGCAGGCGCTGCTTGCACATTCTTTCATCCACGGCGGACTTGTTGCGCTTATCACTGGCTTCTGGTGGCTAGGCGTTGCCGAGATCGCGATTCACGCCATTACCGATCATGCCAAATGTGAAAAGAAGATCGGCATTAACACAGATCAGGCAATCCACGTGGCCTGCAAATTTGCTTGGGCGTTAATCGCCATTGAGGCAATCCCATGACTAACCCTACCGCTAGTGAAGTACGTGAAATGCGCGACATTACATTTCATCCGACGGATCGCCACTACGGTTTGGTGACGAGCGTGATCGACCTTCTATCCGCGATGGAGAAGGCGGAGCCGGTTGGCGATCTTAGATTACAACTTGACCGATGGGACATCATTGGCATCCATAGCGCGATTCTCAAGCTGAAAGTTTCCTCTGGAAATTACCCTGTCTATATCCATCCACATATCCCCACCGCACAAGCCGGACGCCCCGCTGCGGATGGTGATCTGGTTAAGTACCATCCGGCGCCGAACGCAGCATCGCCTATGGTCCCAAGTAGCCCAACGCACAACCTGCAAGTTAGCGGGTCAAAAATGCGAGATGAGATTGCTGCAATCATCCGACTTGCGGATGGTGAGTCGGTAGCGCAGGGGTATGTGACTAAAGTTGGTAGTGGCTATACCAAGCCAAATCTTCCCGTGGGCAGCTGGGAAAATCGTGCATTACTAGCTGAAGAACTTTGCCGTGCATACAAGATACAGATTGATCTACTAGTCACCCAGTCTCGCACAGTGCCTGCTGCCATGGAACAGCAGGTATTTCGAAACGATGATCCTGAGAGGTTCGGATTTGTTCGTGGGTGGAATGCCTGCCTAGAAACCACCATCGCAGTGTCACAAGACGCTGAGGGTGGTGGTCATGAGTGAGTTATTGCCTTATCCGTATCCTGCAACGTAGGCGCTACAACAGGCAATACATCCATCAGCTGTTCGCCAGCGTTGAATGGCCAGTCGGCTTCGACGCATCGGAATGAAAATGGGTTCATGATCACGGCATACATAATCATCTCCCGTAGTAATAACCGAGAACGAATAAATAAAGGCTAGCGCTTGATGAGCTGGCTGAATACGCTACGTTTTGAGAAGAATCAAATGCGACGTCACCATATCCAGATAATGAATACGCGAGTGCACTACCAACTGCAAGAACTACATTAGAGCTAGACGCAGTTTGTCCGCCAGAAGCTAAATAACCAAAATTTGCACTAGTTGTTGATGTGTTGTTTTGAAATCTAAAATTACCGGCAGTAGCAGTAATGGGCGCATATGTTGAGCATGAAACAGCAGTTGAAGTTATGGACGTTCCATTGCTAATAACCATATTCCCATTGGGGTTTGTATAAACAAACTTATTACCGACAACTGTAAATTGCGCTATCTGACTACTGGAGTTTGAATACAAACTACCAAGATACCTTCGAGTCGTATCCCCAGTCTTCGCGCGAGCTGTTCCGTTATATGCAGTAGCAGGTGCGGTGGTGACTAGTTCGATAGCCGGTGTTCCGCTATTGGAATATCCGTACAAGTGATACCACGTCGACGCTGTAAGACTGAGACCGGAAAGAGTCAGTGCGCTTGTGAATGGCAGTGCATAGCCAAGTGAAGGGATGTAGCAAGCGCCTGTTGAAACCCCGACTGACGTCGCGCTATTCCACACCATCTGCAAGCCGTCGATGTAACCAAGTGGCGCAATAAAGCCAGCGCCGAATTCGGCGGCTAGCTGCGTCACCGGATCACGGATAAGCGGATTAGGCATGGATAATGCCTGGATCAGGATTGAACACCATGCTGGTAGTGCTTAGCGCCGTACCTACCTGCTGGATTAGGTTTCCAGATGCCGAAGGAGCTGTCGGCGTTGAAACGCCCGCGGTTGTACTCAAGAAAACTGATGCACCAATTGTCAGCCCCGATAAGCCAGTGACAATCTGTCCTGGGAAATAGACTGTTGCATTTGCCGCAGAAGCAAAGGCAGAAAGGACAAATCCTTGCGCTGGTTTTGTCGCGTCTGTCGAATTGGCATTACGCGCCGATGGCGTTGATCCACCTGAACCACCCCAGACATTAACCATGGCACCAGCCGCCAACGCTTCAGTCGCCGGGATGATAACGGATGCTTCGCCGATGCCAGCTGGGAATAGTGTTGAGTTTAGAAAACCAGTTCCATCAAGAGCAACAATCTGATTGGCATTTGTTGCACCAGCGCTGGTCTGTGTTGCGGCAATCTCCTTTGGCAGTTGAGTGGTTGGGTCGCGTGCAAGATAGGTATTTCCGGCCATAGTTATTTCCTCAGATGATGATGGCCGGCTGGATGCCGACACGGATCGTGGTGGGACTGATAACACGTGCGACTTCAACAATCGCGCTCGGGGAAGTGGGAGGCGCCTGAGTCAAGGTTCCTCCTGTTGTCGCGCAATAGATACGCCCTAGCGACCATCCCCAAGCCGGCTCATAAAAATCACGCGAAGTGACGATTTGTATCGATGTACCCATAGCAGCGGCATGCAAAGTTACTCCAACGATGCATTCGACATCTATCGGGTTTGATAGATCGGGATAATAAGCATTCCCTAAACCATCCACCGCAACCACTCTGGGAGAATCAAGATCAATGATCGCGATGGCAACGATTGGGGCGTCGTATAAGTTCGTTTGACCTTCTGGCAAATTATCACTTGTTGCAGATCCCGTTTCGCTCAGTCGCCCATAGACATCAAATCCTAGAAGTGAAAGTGTTCCCCCTGATGCAATTGCCGGCTGACTAAGATCAAGAAATCCTAAGTTATCGACGAAGTTATCTGAGAATGCATGCCATCCTGCATCGTTATCAAGTAATGAACCATAAAATGTCAACGATATAGGTGAAGATACATCACCTACGAGAGATATTTGTACTAATCCACCAACTGTGCTATTCCCAGTCATAGCAATGGAATCAATAGCTTTTAGATTGAAACCACCTGGTATGGCATTAATTTTTGCAGTTAACGCATCGATTTCCGCCTGAAGGTTTTCTTGATCGATAGTGCTTAAACTGAGAAACCAGTTGTTCCATTCGCGTGTAACCATTCCTCCCGCGTATGTGACGGGCGATTGAGCGGAAGGGAATTGGACATTGTTCACGCCACATGAACGCCTGTGAGTAGGATTGCCAACATGTACGTAGCAAAAGCCAGAGGAAGCCAACCGACGCGGGACTGTACATTAAACGCGCCAAGTAACGCGAGAATCAGGGAAACCAATACAAGAATCGTGAAAAGTGTCATGGCTTTTTCTCCGGTTGAAGTTGGGCAATCTTATGCAAATGGTCGATATCGATCTTGAGCGCTGTCTGCAATGCTAGGACATAGGTAGCCATGGTGCCATTGTTAAGCGTTTCGGGGAAAGTTGGCATCTGGCACGGATCAGGTGTGGCTTTCGGACAAAGTAGTCCATCAGGTATCGACACATAGGATGGCTGATAGACCGTCACGATTTGCGTTTTAACGGCTACCGGCGTTGGCGCGCAACTGGACACCAACAGACAGATCATAAGGTACGATAGACCACGCTTTAGATTCGGGATGTTTGGCATAGATATTGTCCAGTGTGGATTGTGCCTTTTTCGCCTTTGCTTGTTGTTGCTGTGCGTAGTCGTTTGCTGCATCAAGGTATGTCTTGGAGTTGGCAATTTCCGTCGCCATCGCATCTTTCCATCCCTTATTCTCCAACTGCAATTGAGCAATCGTTGCAATATTCGTCTTCTGTGTTCCTTCAAAGGTCGCTACAGATGCTTTCAGGGTTGAGGCGTCCTTTTCCTCATGATCTAGACGGATCGTCTGTATGGCGCATCCAGCAACCAGTAGAACGATGACATAGACGTACCATGGAACAATTGTCCACCACTGACCTGTGACTTCTTCTGCTGTCGTTATGATGCTCATGGAACATTCAATCCTTGCAGACAAAGCGCCTGCTCTGCTTGTCGTCGGTTAAGCAAACCTTGAGATTTCTTGCCACCTGCATAGATATACAGAAGCATGTCGTTGCAACCTTGCAGTGTGTAGCCCTCGTTGATTTTTCGAAGTACGGAAGATCGGTTAAACGCGGCGTCACCAATATTGTAGTCAAGATCAGCCATGGCAGCACGTCGTGTTTCGGGTACTAAAACTTTGAGATGATCATCTACATTTTGCAGTGCATGCGACATGGAACCTTGGAACATCGCGGCGCACTCTGCGGGTGTGGCAGTCATTCCTAGATAAACACCCTTAGTTTCACCTGTACAGATCGTCGGAACGCCTCCAATGTCTTTGTAGGCCGTATAGCGAGTACCTTCAAAGTACATTCCCAAGGCTGACGCAATAGCAATCGCCGATCCACCCGTAATTTTCAACCATGGCTTATTGGTCGCCATCGGTAGGCCGGATGTTGTTCTGTTTGATGATGCGAGCTAAGCCACCGATAAAAAAGCCTAGGCCACAAAGACAAAGTGTCAGACGGAAACCGAAAATTCCGATGAATTGCGTCATCGTTGCGCTAAGTGTCAAGCCAGCAACTACGAAAGAGAAAATAACACCACTTCCGGCAAACCAAACGGACCAAAGTTTTCCGATAGTTTTCCAGTCGTGAACAAGCTCAATCTTCATGCTTGCGCCCTGTATTCATGGATCATCTGATGAAGATCAAGTAATCCCCAGCGAAACTTATCTACATCAACTACGGTAGGTATCTTGAATATCTCATCGCCAATATTTTTTTCTACAATCTCTGTGGCGTCATGCAATATGTAACAAATAAGTGCCATCTTTTGCTTTAATGGGTCTTTCTCCAACAGCATCTCAATGCCTGATTTGAGATTAACTCTAGCATTCTCTACAAGCATCAACATGGCCTGTGGTGCATCCGTATATTTATGAGCGTAAAACAACAGATCAGCAGCTTTGATTAGTGGTCCGTAAGACGGATGATCAAACAGACTTTTAGGCATCAGACAGGACCAATTGCTAGCCATTGAAAGGCTATAGGATTGATGATCGTATGCGTATTTGGAATGGCACCAAATCCGGTATCAGCATATGCAGTAAATCCCACTGCCGTGAGATTTACTGCTGAAGGTGTCAAAACACCCTCCACAGCCGTTGGTGACTGTCCATTAGGTGTTACTCCAACGAAATATGGAAGTGCACTAAATGCAAGTGAGAACATCATTGGGATCGATGTATAATTCTGCCCACTCGCTGGAAATGTTCCATTGCCCCATTGAATACGGGTTGTGCCAACTACGATTGAACTCGCATCTCCTGAAACAGGCGTGGCTGTCGTAGGTGTTTGCCAGAAAACAGATGTTCCATCGGTTGCAATCGACTTACCGCTCTCGCCCGTAGGATCGGGCACCTGTAGGATCGTATCCCACGCCAAAACAGAGCCGTCATTCGTCAGCCACTCGCCAGCCACAAGGGATGGAATG